CTTGGTATTGTATTACCACATTGTTCACAATGCCGTAAAACAGTTTCACAATTATCAAAATGCCAACGCATCATGTTAGGTTCATTACCAATTACCTTACAATGCGGACATTCAACCATTGTGGCATTTCTTAAATGTGCACCAATCGCACACAATTCTTTATATTCAATAAATTCTTTATTTTGAATTTCATCAAACTTAATGTCTTTAAAACCTTCAAATATATTTTCCATAAACACTCCTTTTTGGAGTATTTATAACCGAATATGTCCGTCTATTGTCCACCAATAAACTTTTCCCAGCTGATAAAGTCACGGAGTTGCCATGTTCTTTGTTTTAATTCATTCATAATAGATTCTAAGACAGATACCGTTTCTTCGTGATAAACTTTCTTTTCTAACATCTTAATTAAATCGTCATCACCTTCTAAGTAGGCATTAATATCCGATTTCAATACAAACTGAAATGGTTGCCAACCACGAGAATCCAATTCTTCTTGATCCATTCTGCCACTATAATACTCAATCTTTATTTTACGCATACGGAGATAATCAAAGTGTGCCTTCTTAGAGGCAATCTTGTGCTTGGTTAGAATAGAAAGATACTTGTTGTGGAGTTTTGGAATCTTCAGTAATTCTTTACCTGGTTCCGTTTGATCCATTTCGGCATCTACTTCCCAATTTTTTAGTACTTGTTCTAGATTTTCCATAATATAAAACCATAATTTAAACCTGTATAATAACACAGGTGACAACAAATGTCAAGAAGAAACGTCTACAAAATCAAAATAATCAAACATAAAAGTGGAATCTGCCGAAATAATATCATCAGCGGATTGACTGGAATCAAATATGATATCTGATAGTGTGATGGGAAACATGTTATAAAAATTAACCCGTAATAGTGGATTATTCAATGAAGATAAAACAGTCAAAGTACCATCTGAATAATAAGATGGTTTATTGCCCCTTTGTGCATAACCCGCCTGCAACCTTTTTCTTTCTTCGTAACTGTCTGGAGACGCAATGGAACGGAACCAAGTGTGTAATTCTTGCCACGATGCCAGTTTCTCATCAACTAAGAAATGAATATTGAATGGATTGTAGGTGATCTTGTTACCGGGCGCAAAGATATCTAACATTGGAGTTTGTAGTGGTGCTTGACCTAGATTGATACCTGGTATATTTACAGACTGACAAAAGAAAGTTGTGTTTGGTAACCGATCAAAAGTTAATAAAAACTTTGTCGGTTGTAATAGATTTGTATTCTGAGGTGATCTAGTAAGTGCTGTCATACAATTATTTAGGCCATAAAAAAAGAGACTCCCGAAGGAGTCTCTCTAAACTATCACTCTGTGGTGATTTAGTTTTATTTAAATTACATGAGGTTCTTAACTTGGAAAATACGATAGTAAACGTTAGAACGTGGTGTAATTTGGCTAGTGGCAGCACCATTGCTCAAGATACCTTTAGCGAATGGGTTTGGTACCATTCCGTAACGTGTCTTGAATCCAATTTTTGGTTGGAATGTGAACTGGTCTACTGCACGAACCATTTGCAATGGAACGTATGGGCAATAGAACAAACCAGCATCATATGGACTAGAGCCTTTGTAACCGATTGTAACCAACTCTTGATTTGATGTGTAACCACCAAAGTATGGGTCGATATAAACCTTGATACGGCCATGTAACATACCAGCAAATGTATTGCCTGTGTCATCTACTTGCAAATCAGACTGGAGAGCAGGTGTGTAAGAAAGAACACCAGCCATAGCCATTGCTGAAGCAACGTCAGAAGAAACGATCAACACATTACCTTTACCTCTACGAGTCTGCTTGGCAATAACGTTAGCGTCACGCTCGATTTGGAAAATCAAACCTTTGAAACGCTCAACTGACCAACGGCCGTTAGAGTCTGTATCTAAGTCAAATGTACCAGCATTTGTTGTACCGTACTGAGCACCAGCAACAGCGGACAAATAGATTGTACGAATAACTTCACGGTTGATTTCAGAGAGGATCTCAGTAGACAGAATGTTAGACAATTCTGTTTCAGCATCAAGACCATGAATTGCTTTCAAGTCTTGTGCGAGTTCTAATGAGTACTCAGCTTTCAAAGCACGTGATTGAGCAGTTACAGTAACTTTCTCAATTGTAAACGCCATTTGTTGGAATGGGTTTGTATCAGTTGTACCCAATTGTTCAGCAGTAGCTGTTGGGATGCCAATACCAGTTGTGAAAGCGTTAGCTGTCAAAGATGCAACAGGGTTTGTGCTTACGTCATTATCTGGAGTTGTTGTACCACGGAAACCGTATGGGTTAGCAACAGAAGATGCACCAGAGAATACTGTGTTAGCTTCGTTGAAGAATGCTTCAGCAGTAGAGGACTGGTTGTTATACAATGCACGCATTGCAAAAATCAAACCGGTAGGACCAGTCATTGGCTGAACGCCAGCAACGTCATAAGCGATTAGATTTGGCAAAGAACGGCGTACCAAAGAAATCAAGATTGGGTCAAAGTTCTGAACACCACCACCAATGTTGGTTGGACCAGCAGAGTAAGTAGTTTCGTTCAAAGCTTGAGCATCTTGAGTCATAGCTTGTTGTTGATTTTCCAAAACAAGTGCTGTAACAGCTTTCTTGTATGGGTCTTTGATGGACTCTAATTCTGGATGTTCCAGAACTGGTGCCCATTTCTTTTGTAGTTCTTCAGTCATATACATGTTAGTTTTTCCTTATAGTTGTATATTTTTACTTGAGTGATTTAGAAATAGTCTTGGAATAAGCTTCCATCAAAGGATCAGCAGACTTAGCTACAGTCTCGCCATCTTCTTCCACGAGTACTTCATCTAATGATGAACTGTCGGCAACTTTAATGTCAGATTTAAAATATGATTCTTTTAAAGTTTCCAACTTACCAACAAACTCTTCCTCAGTAGTGAATTCTACGTTCTCTGCGAGCGATTTTAACTTCTCTACTTGGGTTTGTGTCAGGCCTTCACACGCTGTGTAGATAGCCTCAATTTTTTTCTGTTCGTTTAACTCTTTGTTGAGCTCGATGCCACGTTGAATTTGCTCATTCAAAGCAGATTCAAGTTCTTCAACTTTAGCAGCCAAACCTTCAACAATGTCTACCTTTTCAGATGGAACATCAATGTAATGTTCTACGAATAGGTTACGCAAACCATCGATGAATTCTTCGGTGATTTCGGCACGGAGACCAGATTCGATAGCGATTTCGTTATCTTTAATCCATTCTTCTACCATGTAGTTGAGATAGTCATCAACTTTAGCGGCCAAATCTTCTTTGATTTCTTCAACGGCAGCTTCAAATTGTTCCATCAATTCTGCTTCAGCAATGGCAACAACCTCTTCAGCACGAGCAATAACTGCGGCTTCAAAAATTGTGGAAGCTTTGGCAACAAATTCTTCAGAAAGATTTTCACCAGACAACAAAGCATCCATATCTTCTTTAATTTTGGCTTTGTTAATCATTTTCTTGATTAATTTTTTATCTTGAGCCTCATCATCATGCTTCTCATCTTCTTCGTACATTTCTTTCTTCATCATGGACTTCTTTTTCATCATTTCTTTTTTCTTCATTTCTTCTTCAGCAACCAAATCACCTTCAACTTCGGTAGATTCAGCATACTTGGAAGCAACTTGCTGTCCGTCATAATGTTGGAATGTAGCGCCTGGATTCTTTTGCATTGTTTGTGTTGCCAATTTGCCAGCAATACGATCACGGATTGCATCAAAAGAAGTAGATGGCTCTTGATGAGCATGTACCAAATCTTTACGACCCATTGAATCTTGTGGGCCAGAAATCTTGCTAATGCCTACGCCGTCTTTTTCGGAACCGACAGGAGGAGTAGCACCTGGAGGGGTTGCTGAAGGTGTACCTTTTGTATAATCAGGCAAACCATCAGTTTCTTCTGTTGGTGAATGACCAATTTCGCCAGCATCGTTAGTGCCATAAGCAGTCTTGGACTGAACACGGTCTTTACCTACTTCACCATCTGGATGATGGTCTTGACCACGAGCACCTTTTTTAGCGGCAATATTTGCGTCAAATGTTTCTTTTGAACCTTCAGCCAAAATTGCTTTAGCGGCTTCGGACAGATTAAATTTTCCCATTTTGAAAATCTCCTTGATTTATTGGATATATTTATATTTAAAGTTTTTTCATGAAGTTCTCAAAAATGTGTAGACTAACTTCCTCAATCTCTTTGCGTGAAGCATGGCGAATCTGTTGGATTGCCTGAGAGTGATCCTGTTCTGTCCAAACACCATTGACTAACATCCATTCTTTACCTTCCATAATGCCCTGCACAAAAGCACCTGGGGCGGAAGGGTCTGCTACAATATCTGCCGCTGTGGCTAGATAAAAATCGTTCTGAACAACATTAACCCCGTTAACGTTTTTCAATGAACCCATACCTCTTGATGAAACACCTAATTGGGCGCCACCTTCAATAAGGCTTTTGGCGATTTGACCCATAGGTGTATCAAGAATTTTTGCTTTACCAATCCATTGTGTACCATCTTCTCTCAAACCTACAATCATATGTGATACACGGTCTAGATTAATAGTTGGTGTTTCAGGATGACCCAATTCACCAAAGGCACGGTTTTTATTAATATATTCTTCTGTATAACGATGAACTTCTTTTTTCATCGTATTGTATTCGTATAGGCGGCCGTTCTTATTTTTCTTTTCGGAAACCAAAAAAGGACCTTCGATGTAAAGTTCTTTTTTACCATCGTTGCCTTCAGTAATATAATTTACCGTTTCGTGAATTTCTTTAATAAGTTTCATAATCCTATTGCCCTTCGTTTTCTTAACGATATTTTTCTTTTTCTTATTGACGTTCTCAATTTAGCACGTCTTTTAAACTTTGACCTTCTGGCCCCTATCTTACGATGCCTACGTTCTGCCGGCATCATTCGTACTAATTTACCAGCACGAATTGTATAACCTTTAACTGCCGAAAATTTCTTACGGCGTTGTATCTTACCTTTACGGACACGAACACGAATTACTTTGGTTCGTCCCATCTTTAATACATTTGACTTCTTGTTACCTTCAAATACCAATTCTGGTATGGCATCGCCAAACATTTGAGAAGCAATCTCTTGCTTCTTTTCATCTAACTTATCGTAGATGATAGTTTCTAATATTTCGTCTAAATCCTTTTTCGCCTCTATTAACCTGTCGGCTAAAAGATTTGAAATAAAAACATTCATTACGGTACCAAATTGTATGGCTTGTAGTTGAACGCTGCTGGATCGTTGAACTGACCACGTTGGTACATAGCATTGTTCTTACGCAAAGTGATAATTAAAGTGTATGCACTATTTGCAGTACCGCCTGTTGTTTGAATACCAATGTCTCCGTTACCAACTGTGTTTGCATGAACACCGTCACCAGAATTATTTAAAATAGATGGTAACTGCTCGCCTAGTCCAAACTCACCTTGTAAGTTTAGATGAAAAATGGTTGATGAGTTGGCATATGCTGATGCAGCTGTGCCTGTGTTGTTGCCTGACCAAAACAATTCGACACCACCAACATTTGATGTTGGAAAGTTAACGTAATATTTTACGCCAGTTAACTGTAAATCGTAGTATGACAATGGTGTATTAGCAGAACCACCTTGTGAGTTTGCTACCAAGTAATTATTAGTTGCCAAAGCACCAAACAAACTATTGGCTTGAATGCGAGCAACGTTTAATTCTGATCCTGATACGCCATCAAATACGCCAGTCAATTTAATAATGGCATCAGTTTGTGTGTCTCTTAGGACTTGGTATGTAAATTTATTTGACATATTATGGGTTCAAGTTATAAGGTGGAGCATTAAATGCAGCAGGATCATTAAATTGACCACGCTGATACATTGCGTTATCTTTACGAAGCTCTACAATTAATGTGTAAGCACAATTTGCAACCAAACCAAAAGTTTGTACACCAATATCACCTGTAGCACCTACGGCATTGTTTCTAATTGTAACCATGCCTTGTTCTTCTGAATATTGACCACACAAATCCATGTTAAAGATTGGAACAATATTGGCAGTATTTGCTGCATTCCAAAACAACTCAACATAACCTTTTTGTTGAGAAGCAATATTGTAACCAATTCTTGAAATGGTTATATTATAAAATGGCTTTGCTGTGTTGCCTGTTACTAATAAATTATTGTTAGCGTCTAAAGCACCATACAAAGTATTAGCTTGAATACGAGCAACATTATACTCTTGACCAGAACCGTCAAAATTAGCAGTTAATTTAATAACGGCTTTTTGTGTTG